AGTAAATAGAGTAGAAGGTGGGTATTAATATGACTCGCCCTTCACGTGGTATTTCCGATATTCAAGAAAAAGCTAGAGGCAGAACTAATATGGCTAAGTTAAAAGCGGGCATGGCCCCACTAAAGAAAAAAGATACAATTAAAACTAAAGTAACTAAACGTGCACCAACTCCGGACTTAGCCCAATTAGGCGCTATGAGAGGAATGGCACCAGCTATGAAAAAAGGCGGCATGTGCTATGCTAAAGGCGGTTCTATTAACGGGATTGCTAAAAAGGGCAAAACTCGTGGGAAGATAATCTAATGGGTATAAATGATCCTAAAGTGGGGTTTATGACCCCTATTAAAAAGAAAACCTATAAATCAGAGTCTTCTGATAATCAGAAAGCTCAAGATAAAGCACTTAGAGCTAAACAAGACCTTCAAGCAGCTAAAGAAAGAGAGTCTGATAAAAGTAGATTTATTAAGCAGGTACAAGGAGCTAAATCAGACATGTCTGCATTTGGTGATAAACCTTATGCTAAGTCTACACCGGGTTCTAATGCTATAGTCAATAAAATAATGGCTGCTAAACCTGAAGCCCCTAAACCTGAAGCCCCTAAACCTGAAGCCCCTAAAGCTGAAGCACCTAAGCCTGTAGTAAAAGCTGCGCCTAAAGTTAAAAGTAAGTTTGAGCGTATGCAAGATGCTTATGAAGGCTTTGGTAAAGGTAGTGATAGTGCAGCCAATAAAGCTATACAGGCTAGAATAGAAGGCAAAGGGGAAGCTAAAGCACCTGCTATGAAGAAAGGCGGCTCTGCTTGTAAAGGCTACGCTAAAGGCGGCTCTGTTAGATCAGCTGCTTCTCGTGGTGATGGTTGGGCGACTAAGGGTCATACTAGAGGAGCAATGCGCTAATGACTGCAGTAACACGACTTGATAAACCTAAAGCCCCCTACGCTGAAAGAGAAAACTTATCTCTTATAACTCGCAAAGGCGGTGAACGTGATAGTACATCACGAGTTTCTGGTATGGCTAAAAAAGCGGCTATAAAGCAGGCTAAAGGTGATGCCGAAAGTATGTATAGGGGGGGTGAAGGTCTTATAGAACCCTATGAAAAATATAAATTGTCTAGTGACCCTTCCCGCGAAGAAATAACTAAACGTTTAAGTAAGGGTGATGTAAAAGCAGAAAAACCTCTTAGTATAGCATTACAAGCTGCGGACGATGCAGAATTAGCTGGGCGTGAAGCAGTGCGAGACAAACTAAAAACATCTGCTAAGCCTAAACCGGGCGAGTACGACTTTAAAAAAGGCGGTAAGGTTAAAGCTAAACCAATGAAGGCTTTTGCTAAAGGTGGTTCTGTTAGATCAGCTGCTTCTCGTGGTGATGGTTGTGCTACTAAAGGCCACACAAAAGGAGCAATGCGTTAATGTCTGGGGGCGGAAATAGCGGTAGTGGAACACCCACTCCTCAAAGCTTAGATGCTGTAAGAAAAGCGGGCCTACCTGTAGGTAGTGGAGTTTCTACTGTAAGTAGTGGTATGCCTGATGTTCAAAACTTAGACGCACTAAAAGCAGCTGGACTATCTACTGATACTACTGCCCCTACTGATTTTCAAAGCATATTAAAAGCTCTGCAAGCTAAACAAGCAGGAGGGAGTGGCTTAACACCAGTTGCTGATGCGGGTTTACCTACAGAGGGAGCAGCGGCTCCTACAGGCTATGCAGATGGTGGTATTTTAGGTTTAGGTCAGGGTAACATCAACGGTCAACAACTGAATACTCAGAACGGTTATAACAACTACGCCTCTCCTAACCAAGGACTAATGGATTACCCACAGCAAGGGCAACCTAACCAACCTCTTACTCCAAATGTACCTCCAGTGCAAAACAGTCCTAATATGGGAATGAACCCCCCAAATACTAATATGGGGTTTGATAATAGTGGTAGTGACGCTGGTATAGGTGGGCAGCCAGTAGGGCAAATGCAAACACCTCTACAAGGACAACCTCCAAGTATGTCACAATACATGTCCCCACAAGGGTTACAAATTCAGGGCAACCCAACTTCGATGCCCGTACAACGACAACAACAAAGGTAACTACTATGCGTCAGCAGATAGCAACTAAAACAGGTACAGGCTCAAGCAACATTCTTACAACTGACACCTATATCAGCCCTTTTAACGTGGGTTTTGGCGTTGTAGCGACAGGCACAGTAAACTACACTATCCAACATACATTTAACAACCCACAAGATGGAACTACTTTAGTATGGTACTCTCACCCAACTATTGCATCTAAGACAGATAATCAAGACGGTAACTACGCATTTCCTGTAGCGGCTATTAAGATTTTAGTAAACAGTGGTTCTGGTACAGCTACGATGACATTGATCCAAGCTGGCGTTGTAGGCGGCTAAGATGCCTTATGTAGGGTATACAGGGGTTGCTGACTTAGCTAACACTACTGATGGTTTTGCTTTAGGTATAGGTGCTTGCAATGATCCTGCAGAAACGTCTTTTGGTGAAAACGTAGGTGATGGCGGTGTTGTAGATTTATACCATAATGGCGCCCCTAATCTTAAGTCATATATTCTCATGGAGTCTTCGGGGTATGTATTCCAAGAAGATAGTTCTAAAATAGTATTGGAGTCATCGTAATGGCAGATCAGAAAATATCGGCAATGCCCGCAGCGGCAACTCCTCTAACAGGTGCAGAATTAGTACCCTTAGTTCAGTCAGGTGGGAATGTAAGTTCAACAATAGCTTTGTTTGGGGCGTATACACGTAATACTCTATTTAACTACGGGGCGTTCCAAGACTTAGGACTTGACCAAACAGCGGCGGCTAATACTGTTGTTCAGCTTCGCATTGATACTACTGACTTTACTCAGGGAGTTACTAGAGTAGGCAACCGTATAAGCTTAACTAATGCAGGTGTATATAGCATTATTATTAGTCTTCAGTTATCTAATGATGATACTGCCAACCCTGATGACTTGACTTTATGGCCTGTTATTAACGGCACTGCAGCAGTAGGTTCTGCTAGTACTATAGGGGTTCCTGTTAGAAAAGGAGCTTTAGATGGGCATATAATCCTTACAGTTCAGTACACATTTCAGTTTGCAGCGGCGGGCTATTTTGAGTTTGACTGGTTTTCTATAGCGGGTCATGTATCAGTTTTAACCTATCCAGCTAGTGTTGCTACGCCAATTCATCCAGCTTCTGCGGCTGTTATTCTCTCTGTTATTCAGGTAGGCTAATGAGCACTTCAGGTCTTACTACATTCAACCCAGATATAGCTGAGATAATGGAAGAAGCCTACGAACGTGTAGGCGTAGAAATTCGTACGGGTTATCAGTTTAGAACAGCTAGAAGGTCTTTAAATTACCTGTTGGCTTCTTGGGCTAATAAAGGTCTTAATCTATGGACTATTGAACAAGGGGAGTTTCCTCTGTTAGTAGGAGTGGGCACTTATGATTTGCCTGATGATACTATTGATTTAATAGAGACTGTCATACGCCAAAACCCCGGAAGTACTTCTAATCAAGTTGACCTGCAAATAGCACGTATAAGTATCTCTACATACGCAACAATACCAAACAAACTTGTTCAAGGACGCCCTATACAGATTTTTGTAGATAGACAGTCTCCTACACCTACAGCTAAGATATGGCCTCTACCTAGTCAAACTGGATACACATTGGTCTATTGGCGGTTACGTAGAATGCAAGACGCAGGACAAGGCGGCGTAAATACGCTTGATATTCCTTTTAGATTCTTAGAAGCTATGACTGCTGGACTAGCTTATAACCTAGCTCTTAAAACACCTGAAGCAGAAAGCAAGATACCAATGCTTAAACAACTCTATGAAGAGGCTTTTGAACTGGCGGCGGATGAAGATCGTCAACGAGTATCTTTTAGATTTGTGCCTAACATAGGTAGTGTAGGCGGCGGGGGCTGGTAAGTGGCTACTCCTTTTGCTGGTGAGAAACGGGCGTTTGGATTCTGTGATAGATGTGGGTTTAGATACGCCTTAAAAAGAATACGTACCTATGTTATTGTAGGTAAACGCATAAATATGCGGGTCTGTCCAGAGTGCATGGACAAAGTTGGTGGCGACCACCCACAAAACTGGGTAGGTATAATCGGTGCTCAAAAGGTAGCAAATGACCCACAAGCTCTACGCAACCCAAGACCAGATACGAATTTAAATGCCTCTAGAGGTCTATTTGCTTTTAACCCTGTGGCAACACAGACCATTAACACCACGTTGAATAGCGTGTTTATTACGATTAACTGAGGTATAATATGGCACAGTTTGAAGGTTCTTCTAAAGATGTTAAAGAAGACAAAAAATTAGCAAAAAAGAACAAGATGTCTATGTCTGATTGGGAAAAGAGCCCGAAAGATGCTAAGCACGACAAACAGAAATCTATGAAGGGTCTTAAGAAAGGCGGCATTACATCTATGGACGCTAAAAAGATGGGTCGTAACTTGGCTCGTGTAGCTAACCAAAAGAGCACTGGAAGAGGTAGATAATGGCTAAGCATATTGAAGGTTCTGCTGAATATAAGGGTGTTAAATCTATACCTGCTCCTGTATGCAACGGCTACCCTGTTAAGATAGACAATAAAAAGACT